TTATCTTGAAGGGTTAGTTGATGCGCCATTAACCTGAGCATTATTTCTTTCCCACTCCAGAATATCAGAAAGCCACCAACGATTGGGGTTTCCCTTTATTGTTGGTTTAGGAAATGGTTTGCTGAGGGACTTTGGCTTTCTGTCTGGAGTACTCCAGAAATACAGAGTGCTTCGTGAAATTTTATATCGTTCCAGAATATCTTTGGTTAACAAGATTTCATTTGTTTTTGTAATGTCGTTCATTTTATTCTCCAGTTGAATTGTTTAATCATCGAAAAACCGCCCGAAGGCGGTTGTCAGTTGATTGATGTGCGGCGCATTTTGCGAAGGCTGGCAATATGCTTTTCCTTCTCAATTTCTGCTTTAATCATGTGTAGTTCGTTGTGATCGATTCGCTCAAATTCTGCATTAAATGCGCTAATTGAAGCGGCTCTGGTTCTCCCATCCAGCCTTCGGAAGATTACCTGCGTCAGAGTGATTTTGCAGACTTCAACCGGATAGTTGTTGGCATCGACGAAAGACTGCCCGCGCTGGATTAGAACGAACACCGGTAGTATTCCTTAATTGTCATATCATTTGCACCTCGTTGCTACTGGCTATCGCCATTGCTCCCCAAATACAAAACCAATTTCAGCCAGTGCCTCGTCCATTTTTTCGATGAACTCCGGTACCATTTCGTCAAAAACCTCCATGTATTTTTCATCCCGTTCGACCACGACATAATGCAGGCCTTCACGCTTCATACGCGGGTCATAGTTGGCAAAGTACCAGGCATCTTTTCGCGTCACCCACATGCTGTACTGCACCTGGGCCATGTAAGCCGACTTTATGGCCTCGAAACCACCGAGCCGGAATTTCATGAAATCCCGGGAGGTAAACGGGCATTTCAGTTCAAGGCCGTTGCCGTCACTGCATAAACCATCGGGAGAGCAGGCGGTGCGCATACTTTCGTCGCGATAGATGATCGGGGATTCAGTAACATTCACGCCGGAAGTGAACTCAAAGAGGGCTCTGGCGTCGTTCTCGTACTGTTTTCCCCAGGCCAGCGCTTTAGCGTTAACTTCCGGAGCCACACCGGTGCAAACCTCAGCCAGCAGGGTGTGGAAGTAGGACATTTTCATGTCAGGCCATTTCTTTCCTGAGCGGGGTTTTGCTATCACGTTGTGAACTTCTGAAGCGGTGATGACGCCGAGCCGTAATTTGTGCCACGCATCATCCCCCTGTTCGACAGCTCTCACGTCGATCCCTGTACGTTGCAGGATAATGTCCGGTGTCATGCTGCTACCTTCTGCTCTGTGACTTTCTGTTTCAGGAATCCAAGAACCTTCACAGCTTCAGCCTGTGTTAGTTCTGAAGATGTGTAAATGTTGCGGCGAAAAATCTGGGAACAGAGCGGCAACAGGTCGTCATCCCACGTTTTTTCCATGGAAGTAAGAAGGGCGTTAATTTCCGACATGGTTTCTTCGTTAACCGGGGTGATGTCGCGTTCCGGCTGACGTTCTGTAGTATATGCAGTATTTTCGACAATACGCTCGGCTTCATCCTTGTCATAGATGCCAGCAAATCCGAAGGCCAGGCGAGCACACTGAATCATGGCTTTGTGCCGTAACATCCGTTTGGGATGCGACTGCCACGGTCCGGTGATTTCTCTGCCTTCGCGGGTTTTGAATGGTGCGCGGCGACATTCATCCATCCACTCGGTAACGCAGATCGGGTGATTGCGATCTTTGCGGTAAATCCGGCATGTACAGGACTCATTGTCCTGCTCAAAGTCCATGCCATCAAACTGCTGGTTTTCATTGATAATGCGGGACCAGCCATCAACGCCAACCACCGGAACGATGCCGTTCTGCTTGTCAGGGAAGGCGTAAATTTCTTTCGTCCAGGGATTAAGGCCGTACTGGTTGGCGACGATCAACAATGCGATAAATTGCGCATCGCTGGCATCACCTTTAAATGCCGTCTGGCGAAGAGTGGTGATTAGTTCCTGTGGGTCGACAGAATCCATGCCGACACGTTCAGCCAGCTTCCCTGCCAGCGTTGCGAGTGCTGTACTCATCCGTTTTATACCTCTGAATCAATATTAATTTGGTGACGGGCGATGGTTTCAGCCATGTAGCGGATGTGTTCTGCCATGCGTTCCTGAAAATCGACATCGTCATCAAATGCACGGGAAATAGCTTTTTTGCTGGCCCCGTGACGTTGCAGATTATCGATGCATAGCGATTCAAACAGGTGTTGGGGCAGACCTTTTTCCAGGTCGTCTGCCAGCTCAGCTTCAGTTTCTTCACGGGCAATTTGCTGGTAGTGTCGTGCCCATGACTGCTCTTCAATGCGATCGGGGATAAGCCAGGCATTCATGATTTATCACCTTCGAAATTTTCAAGCCTGTTGGCAATCATGATGGCGATATCAGGGATTGCTGGCGCTGTGGCTATACATGCGGGGTTGGCGCACAAACCATAGACGGCGGCAATCACGAGCTGTCTTTTCCAGTCGAGAGTTACTGGCTCAGAATTGGCGTCATCGCCGGACGTATCACTGCCTGGCTCGTTCTGAACAACGGTTTCGCCCTCCTGAGCGGCATCAACAGAGTTTTCCTGAATGATCTTCTCCTCAGTTTGTGCTGAGTCTTCTCCATCAGCGGCGTCATTTTCTCCAAAAGTTTCAGCGTAAGTTTCATCTCCCATTACTGGACCACAGTCAGGGCAATGGCCGCCACCGTTCTGACTGCATGTGGTGCAAACCTTTTCCACTTCCTGTTGCATTACTGGCCCTGGCTGTTGCTCTTCTGGCCCGTTTTGTTGCGTATCCGGGCTGTTTTGTCCCGCTTCTGGGGCAATTTGTTCCACTTTGGGCTGATTCTGGTCCTCAGTGTCGCGAGTCTGGATCCCCTTCACCCACTTCGGATCAGCAGGGTTACTGATGCCTTCAACGAATTCTCCACGCGAGGCAGCCAGTAATTTGTCGGCATCGACTGGATTTTTTGGGGGGATGTTTTCCCTGGCTTTATTGAGTTCCTCCCTCAGTTCCTGGTATTTCGTTTCTACAGATGAGACATTTTCCAGTGATTGCGTGTCCTCATTATGTTTAACTGGAATTTCTTCCACTGATTCAGGCGCTGCCTGTTCATTAGCCATTGTGTCCGATGTTTGTTGCTTTTCTTCATCGCCATGTTTTCCTTCTGCTGTTCCGCGCTGCGGCATCGGTGCTGATGAGCGACCGCAGGCAATTTCCACGATTTCCGGATCCGGGTTAGCGTGATCGGTTTCGGTCAACACTTTGTTGAGATATTCAGTCACGCGTGCCGGGATGGCCTCAATGCCGATTGGTGCTTCTTTCACGGAAGCCACCACAATGGCGCGGGAATAATCCAGCCCACCGGGCATGGCGATAAATTTGTCGCGAAAAACAGAAAAGGGCGGCTTATTCTCTGACACGATTTCTTCAACGCGTTTTGCGTGTGCTGGGTGCAGGTTATAAATATCCACATCCATTGAACGGGCCAGAACGCCGGTGGCTACATCTCGTGCGAGTGATGTCTTATCATGTTTGAATCCTTCACCACGATCGGTAATATTTCCGCCGCCAGCGTTAGCACCGGAAGGCGTACGGGTAATGCCTGAAACATAATTTCCGTTCTGCCATTCTTTTGTCAGCAGGCCCTGATCAAGGTAGTCAGTTTTCATCCAGGTGGAAATGAACTTGTCGAATTCAGCCGGGCTGATGCGATGATTTGCAGAGTGGGGGAATGCTTTCCCTACAGATTCAGCCAGGCGACTAAGGTGATAGTTCGTCAGTTTATCCAGTTCATGATGCGCGGCGCGCACAGCAGTAAGCAGGCTCTGAAGGTAACTGTCCTCTGTGTCCATCTCCATACGGATCACGTTATTGCGTTGTTCTGGTGTGGCATGATGCCGGTATTTTCCATCTTCATCTTTGCTGAATAAGAAGAGGTGAAGGAAGCGATGAGTAAGGCTCAGAGTGGCGACGGGAATTTCACACTCAGAACAGTCATCGTCGCTGTCCGGGGATTCGTTTTTCTCCACATCATCCGGAATAGTTCCGTCCGGGTCATCGTTGTCATCGCCAGCAGTTGTGGCATCTTCACCGTTGATGTTGTCATTGAAGGGTATAGCCATCATGGTGATGCCATCTTCCCCGCCTTTTTCATAGCGGTTGCAGAATTCAGTATCAAACACGCCTTCCGGTGGAAGGTCATTCACGACGGGGAAATTTACGCGAACGGGTTTTTTGAAATCATCCTCGTCGTAGCCTGCATCGTCCATGGCTGCAATGCAGCGGGAAACTGCGACAGAAAGTTTTCTGGCATCAGCCCAGAAAAAACCGCCTTTGATGCCAAGGCGTTTTCTGACTTTATCGTTTTTTGCTTCGCAGTGTAGTGCAAAAGTCTGTTTATCAGCGCTCATTGTATTTAAACCTCTGGCTGGATTAGAATTAGAGGCCCTTTGTCTGATTTCTCCGAATACGGTGACGCAGGGAGAAATCCGGTAGCCTGCGCTGCCGGATTTTTATTTCAGTGGAAGGTTGCCTGGTTTGCTGTTTTGTGAGTTGTTTTTCCCTTTTCGTGCTGGCATTCAGAGCAGTCGCACTCAGAATTTTCTCTTGCAAATTCAAGAGCCTGCGCCAGTGTATGGATTTGTTGTGCTCCAATGTTGCTTCTGACGACTTCACATGCAGCATGAATATATGGGCTTGGTGTTTTGCCATTTAACCCACATGAAACCAAACGACTGTCTTTATATTCGTTATTTCCAACTTCTGTAAGCACTGAAAAAGAAAATACAAAGTCGATTTTGTATTCTTTGCATATTTTACTGATGCGTTCTGCAATTTCTTTGAGTTCATTTATTGCATCAGGACTGGTTTCGGAAAATATTTCATTTTGCGCAAGTTCTTTCATTTTGATTTTTCCGTGATTGATAATTAATGCGGTTTTTATTTCGGCAGATATGGAAGGTGTATTTTATTACTCGTCACAACGACTCTGCTTTTACGGGTAAGCCATCGCGCCCGATGAAAACTTTAATCATGCAGTCGGTAATGCATGTTTTTGTTGTGAAGTTACGAATATAGAGTTTTCTCTTTTCAATATTGTTTGCTGAAGCGATATATGTCCGACCTTCATGAAGAACATAATCGCCAGGCGTCACGCACTGACGTGGTATTTCATCAGTTCCGAAGTGATGAGCAATCATAATTATCTCCATTTTCACAAATGAACTTTGTTGATGCGGTGCCTGGTGCCTCCAGGTGGCGTTAACCAGTTAACAATTAACGCCGGGTCAGGGGACGATGACTTTCCGTGACATCCTGTCGGTTTAACTGTTCCGCGTGCGCTGAGCCGCATTCACCGCATCACAAAATTCACTTTAAAAAGGGCGGACATCAGCAATCGGCAAACCGATATCCGCCAAGGGTTACACACAGCAATGTTGTTATTCACAACCGGAAGCGCACGGTCGAAGAAATCTAACGACAATCCTTCTATGGGAAAGAGTCTTCGCCTCGCGCTTTCGTGTAGTACCCTGGCTTTTCAGGGTAATGTCTGTTCAGTAAAGTGAGAGTGCCGGAACTCACCCGTGTCCGGCGCACGATCTCCACCTCACCCGTGGAGAACTCCTCAACTACAAACCCCGTAAGGAGAGTGAATTTATGACACAAGAAGAAAAAGTGATGTTTCTGATGCGGCTGGCTGTCGATACCTACAACACACAATTCAGGGAGAAAGATATACCTCAAAAGGCAGTTCCTGCCGCGGTAGATAAGGGCGGTGCTATTGCCGTATTTTACGATGCATTTGAATCATTTTTTGATGAAAAACTCGACGCTGTTAGCGACTTCGGAACATCGAGTAATAAATAACGTTCATTACGGTTCTTAAACAACAATCAGTGGGCTTGATGTTGTTCTTTTCAAGCTCACTTGCCATCACTTCCATTATTCTTGCGCTTACACGAATTATTTGGTGGCTGTAAGCGACGCAACTATCGCTGATATTGCTGTTTATTTCTATTACTTCATTTTCACTGGCGGCGCTAAATTTGGATATGCCGTTTCCATTGTCCTGTTTCAGTGCTGTTTCCGCTATCCGGATGCGTTCCTGCGTTGCGGAATTTGGGCTAAGTCGATAAACCTGTCTGGCATCTTCCAGAAGCAGGGCGATAATGTGCTTCAGTTCTGTTTCATTCATAGTTAACTCCGGTAGTTGCAATTTATTAATATCAGGCGGTCAGCTCTTTAAGCTTCTGAACTGCTTTATTCATTTCATCCATACAGTCGATGAATTCGTCCAGTTTAAGCTGCATTTTTCCGGCGGCCTGAAGGATTTCAAGTTTTAAGGGCGCAAGTTTTTTGTTGAATGCATCATCTTCCTGGCGTTTTTTCTCCGCAATTTCGGCGGCTTTCAGCAATTCTTCAGCCTGTTTTCTGAGTATTTCTGGTGAAGGTGAAACTGCTTTGAGGTTATTCATTTCAGGTTCCTGTTGTTGCAGAATTAATTTGTTGCATTCTCTGCGTGAGCGTTTCATTGCAGATTCGCACTTCTTGCAATAAATGGCTCTCCCGTCACGCTTGCTGGCATCTGAATAAAAATCATTGACTGATTTTGTCTGCCCGCATCTGGTACATAATTTTGATTGAAGGTCCTTAATGATTGTGACGTTTCCTTCCCGCTTGGGATATCCATATTTTTTGTAGCGTAAAAAGGTTACTCCGTTACCAGAACCTTCTTTTCTGACCTTAAATACAATGATGCTTTCCCGTTTATCGATAAAATCTATGAGCTGGTTTCTCTCCTTTCCTGACAGTTCGGCAAATGTCTTAACTTTTTTAGTAACTTCCGTAAGGCGAACTCCATCAGGCATTTTTTCAACGAAGTTTTTAATCTCTGCAAGCGGACGCCATAACTTTTGCGGCAAAACTGAAGGCGTGGTCATCAATCACCTCGCCGTCAGTTGTTTTGATTTCCGGTAGCCTGCCGCGTAAATGGCTACGTTTGGAAGACATACACCAGTTTCTGGTTGCTTATGTCCAAACTCATTCGCGTACACAATGGCTGCTCGCTCCAGATTGCGTCTGTATTCTTTCTGTTGCCAGATCACGTCCTGTGCCATGAACTTAATTGGCTTAGCGTCTTCTATGCGCTCAGGCGTTTCGTGAGTACCTTTAGCCTGAATCTGCGCTCTGCTTAGAGTAGGGCGGTGTAATACTTCTGAACTTATTGCTTCTTCGCGGGCCAGCACGCCGTTAGCTAATGCCTTTGCCTTTAAACGCTCACGACGACGAGAACGTGAATTGCCTTTGAACTGAGTTCTGCGTGTCATATAGACCTCCTGATGAACTTTGGTGGTGTGGTAGGTGGGAGACCCATTTCGACCTGTTTCGGCCTACTTCAATTCGGCAATAGTCCCGCAGGCCTCGCCGCTTTACGTGCGACATATTCCCGTCCATGAACCCTTCACCACACCCCAAAGTTCACTTTGGTTATTGCGCTTTGTCAGCGCCGTAGATTCATATTTGAATCGTTGTATATTCACCGCCCTGGTGAGTAGTGCGTCCTGCTGATGTGTTTAGTATCACCGCCAGTGGTATTTATGTCAACACCGCCAGAGATAATTTATCACCGCAGATGGTTATCTGTATGTTTTTTATATGGATTTATTTTTTGCAGGGTTGAGTGGCTTGGGAGGTGATCGAGAGATCTGAATTGCGATGTTTAGTGAGTTGTATCTATTTATTTTTCAATAAATACATTTGGTTATGTGTCTTTAGGTGGGGGGGTGAGGCAAAGAAAACCCGGCTCTGTGGCCGGGAATAACATTTAGGAATCAAGGTCAGGTAGCATGATTTTCTCAATCAACGTCAATGCCCTTTGGTCTCGTTCAGCAAAATATTTAGGAGCGTACTGAGGCAGCCACACTTCGTTGAAGTGTTGTTTGAAATCTGCAAGATATTCGTTTGGGTATAGACGTACCGGGAATGTCCGGCCATCTGGGTACTCATGGTTATATGTTGGGAATGTCTTCGGCTCAACCCCCCGGTTGTCACGGAGCCATTGCGAGAAAACCCTACCCTCTGAAATATCAGGGACCATTTTTTCTGGCAGCGTATATCCGGCCTGTTCAAGTGGCGCAACCAAGTTAAACGTCAGTTCATTAAGCATAGAAAAGTGCGTATGAGGAACTCTGCCTCGGTTTGTCATATACCGCTTAAGGTGGATAGGGAGTTCGGCAGGCGCTCTTTCACCTGACATCCACTCACGCACCCATCTCGATACTTGCACTGCAAATTTTGGAGATAGCCACTGAGCTAAATTAATTGCGATGTCTGGATGAACCCAAGTCCCTTGATTCTCTGCTCTTCCGCCTTTAAATGATTGAATTAACTCCGATATGGGAATCCCCATATCGCGTGATAATTCATCAAAAAAATCTTGTGTTGTTTTTAGTCGTGTATAGTCAGCAAGTAGCTTCCCCGCAGACTTGCACATCGCGGTGGCATTGATGTATCCGTCTTTGGTGCGAAGATGGATGACTTCTCCATCAACTTCTCTAGCGATTAATGCAAGTTGAAACTGTGTCATAAATCATCCTATTACGTGAAAAATAAAACAATCACCCAAACGTCTCTTCTGGCCACTGGCTGGCGATAACTTTCCCCACAACGGAACAACTCTCATTGCATGGGATCATTGGATATTGCGGGTTTAGTGGTTGTAAAAACACCTGTCCGCTATCCCTGATCAGTTTCTTGAAGGTAAACTCATCACCACCAAGTCTGGCTATGCAGAAATCACCTGGCTCAACAGCCTGCTCAGGGTCAACCAGAATTAACATCCCGTCAGGAAAACTAGGTTTGGATCCTGTTGGCGCGGTCATGGAATTACCTTCAACCTCAAGCCAGAATGCAGAATCACTGGCTTTTTTGGTTGTGCTTACCCATCTCTCCGCATCACCTTTGGTAAAGGTTCTAAGCTCAGGCGAGAACATCCCGGCCTGAACATGAGAAAAAACAGGGTACTCATACTCACTTCTAAGTGACGGCTGCATACTAACCGCTTCATACATCTCGTAGATTTCTCTGGCGATTGAAGGGCTAAATTCTTCAACGCTAACGTTGAGAATTTTTGCAAGCAATGCTGCGTTATAAGCATTTAATGCATTGATGCCATTAAATAAAGCACCAACACCTGACTGCCCCATCCCCATCTTGTCTGCGACAGATTCCTGGGATAAGCCAAGTTCATTTTTCTTTTTTTCATAAATAGCTTTAAGGCGACGTGCGTCCTCAAGCTGCTCTTGTGTTAATGGTTTCTTTTTTGCGCTCATACGTTAAATCTATCACCGCAAGGGATAAATATCTAACACCTTGCGTGTTGACTATTTTACCTCTAGCGGTGATAATGGTTGCATGTACTAAGGAGGTTGTATGGAACAACGCATAACCCTGAAAGATTATGCAATACGCTTTGGGCAAACCAAGACGGCTAAAGATCTCGGCGTATATCAAAGCGCGATTAACAAGGCCATTCATGCAGGCCGAAAGATTTTTTTAACTATAAACGCTGATGGAAGCGTTTATGCGGAAGAAATAAAGCCCTTCCCAAGTAACAAAAAAACAACTGCATAAGTAACACCGCTCTTTTCACAATGGACATTCGTCCTACGTCGCTGACAAAGCGAGTCCCAAGATATCTGACCAACTAAGGCCATATGCGTTTCCACGCATACCTTTCAACTAGCTATTCACTATTGGAAATCATAAGAAATGACACAAACAAGTTACAGCAAACTATCCCAGCGTGACGTTGATCGCGCAGAAACAGATTTACTCATCAACCTGTCAGCTCTGACGCAAAGGGGACTGGCAAAGATGATTGGCTGCCATGAATCGAAGGTCAGTCGTACCGACTGGCGATACATCGCGGCGATTTTATGCGCGTTCCAGATGGCATCTGATATCAGTCCGATCAGCCGGGCTTTCCAGCATGCCATTAACGTTCATGCAAATAAAAAACGTCCGGTTGGGGCCGGACGTTCTGAGCAAATCCTGATGAATATCTGATATTCAGGCAGGGCATGGAGCAATACACGGGAATAATTCTGCCACATCTGGAAGAATTTCGCCAGCAACAACACCAACCGCAGCAGCCTGAAGCCGATTGGGTTAACCCGGGAGATACCGGGACCGTCTGCGGTATGGAGTAAATCTTGTATGCGAGGGGACTATGCGTAATTACGCAACAATTTCACCTCAGTTCTGGTTAGGCGATACAGGGCGAAAACTAAGGAAGTCTGGTCCGGAATGTATGGTAGTGGCGTTGTATATGATGACCTCGCCTCATTCCAATATGCTGGGCCTTTATTACCTGCCTGTTTTGTACATTGCTCACGAAACCGGACTTGCTCCTGAAGGGGCTTCTAAGGGGCTTCAAATGGCTTGCGAGGCTGGTTTTTGCAGCTATGACCATGATTCTGAGGTTGTATGGGTGCATGAAATGGCAGCATGGCAGGTTGGTGAATCGCTGAAACCTGGCGATAACCGTTGTGCTGGGGTAAGAAATGAATATTCCGCGTTGCTGGAAAATCCTTTTTTATCATCCTTTTATGATAGATATAAGGATGATTTCCACCTGGATGTCAGACGTGAATCATGTCGGAAAATTGAAGCCCCTTCAGAGCCCCTTTCAAGCCAAGAACAGGAACAGGAACAGGAAAGGGATAAAACCCTTCTGGTCCATGGCGAAAAAATCGCCACGGACCCACAGGGGGATTTTTGTCCTGTTCTGACTGAACGTCCAGGACCAGCTGGCACGACACCGGAAGCAGATTCCGGGCGTTGTGTGCAGCAGGTGCTGATCGTCGAACCGGAGCAACAACGCCAACCGCAGCAGCCTGAAGCCGATTCCGCGATGAGCGGGAAGCCGATTGGGTTAACCCGGGCGATGCCGGGACCGTCTGCGGGACGAGTTGATTATCCTGACGTGTTCGAACGGGTCTGGCGTGAATATCCGCATCGGGCAGGGTCAAACCCGAAGAAATCCGCGTTCAATGCCTGGAGGGCCAGATTACGCGAAGGGGTGTCACCGGATGTCGTGCTGGATGGCGTGAGGCGTTACGCAAGATACCTGGAGGCTACCGGGAAAGCGGGAACTGAATTTGTTCAGCAGGCATCGACGTTTTTTGGCCCGAACAGGAATTTCGAAAATCCGTGGTCGCTGCCGAAGGCTGGCGCAGTCAGCCTGCGTTGCGTGAATCACATTTCTGAACCGGACACCGAAATTCCGCCGGGTTTCAGGGGGTAATCAGCCATGAAAAACATTTCGACTGGAGGGATTCTTGAACGGGTGCGCCGTCTGGCACCACCGCACGTGGCAGCACCGTTCCGGACGACCGACGAATGGCGGGAATGGCAACTGGCTGAGGGCCGTAAGCGCAGCGAGGAAATTAACCGCCTGAATCATCAGGCGCGGGTTGAAAAAATCCTGAACCGTGCGGGCATCCAGCCGCTTCACAGGAAGTGCTCATTCGGGAACTACCGGGTGCAGAACGACGGTCAGCGCCATGCTCTGAGCCAGGCGAAATCCATTGTCGATGAATTGATGACCGGTTATACAAACTTCGTGTTCAGCGGGAATCCGGGAACCGGAAAAAATCATCTGGCGGCGGCTGTGGGTAATCGTCTGCTGAAGGCCGGTAAATCCGTGATAGTGGTCACCGTGGCGGATGTGATGAGCGCGTTACATGCCAGCTATGACGACGGACTGTCAGGGGAAAAATTTTTGCGTGAACTGTGCGAAGTGGACCTCCTGGTTCTTGACGAAATTGGCATCCAGCGTGAGACGAAAAACGAGCAGGTGGTACTGCACCAGATTGTTGACCGCCGGACGGCATCACTGCGCAGTGTCGGGATGCTGACAAACCTGAATCATGCCGCAATGAGCACGCTTCTTGGTGAGAGGATTATGGACCGGATGACCATGAACGGTGGTCGTTGGGTGAATTTTAACTGGGAGAGCTGGCGGTCAAACGTTGGACGTCAGGGTATGTGAGAATTTTTGACGAGGTAAATTTTCGATGGAAACCGTATTACATGCACTGAAAGCGATGGGAAAAGCCAATTCTGTTGAACTGGCGGCACGACTTGATATCAGCCGTGAAGAAGTTCTCAACGAACTGTGGGAGCTCAAAAAAAATGGCGTTGTTGATAAAACGGGTCACACCTGGTTTCTGGCTGTCGAAGGTGAATCCCGGGTAACCGAAGAGCGGCCAGTAAAATCTGAAACACAGGATATGCTGACCGAAGAGGTCGCTCCAAAAGTTAGCGCTGACATGATGATTGAGTTTATCTCTCAGGAGGGGGCTAAAACCTGTGAGGAACTGGCGGGGAAGTTCGGTGTCAGCACTCGTAAGGTTGCTTCCACGTTGGCGGTGGTAACAGCAACGAGACGCCTGGTACGCGAGATCAGCAACGGAAAATTCCGTTACAAAATGCCTGATGTCGAAAACGGCGATTTGAGCGCCTTATCATCGCAGAATAAGCAATCACACCATGACGCAGAAAACAGCGCGGCAGGCGATGAAATGAATCGTTTTCCGTTGGCATCAGAGAGCACGGCAAAGGCCAGTACAGATGAGTTTATCCGAGAAGTTCCATCATTCACCGAAAAATCTGCCAGTTCGGTGATGCTTCCATCGCTGCATGCTGCCAGTCGAGAACTTCGTCGCGCCAAAAAACAGGTCCAGAAGTGGGAGCGAGTCTGCGCCGCGCTGCGGGAGCTGAACAAGCAC